TAGTTCTGCTGAATATGTATTTCCTCCAACAGTTATTTTGGGTCTAAGCCCGTTCTTCTCTATGATGCTACGCACAATCTGATATAAACTTTGTAGTCTATCCCTTGAATATGTTAGGACAGTCCAATCTTTTTGATGCAAAACTCGTAAATGTACAGTAAAACTATATTCCTCATTTCTAACTCCCCAATCAATTGTAGGGTGTGTTATAGTAGCACTATCCTCATAAACAATAATAATCGCCTTTTCATCGGCATCTACTCTTCTGCCTTTTTGTGGTTCTATTGACCTAATATCAATAAAATTAACAGCAGAAGAAGCAGGCTTATGCCCATCTAATCCGGCAGATAGGTTATCAGTCCAATTATCTTCTAATAGTTTAAGAACAAATGTTACTTCATCTACCATTTAAAAACTCACCCATAAATTTATTAACGTCTTTTAACAATAATTCGCCTCTAGTTTTTGCATATTCTTCTGCTATAAATTTTTCAGTTAAAGCAGTAGATGTAGGAATACCTAGTTCTTCTTCAAGTCTTTGTCGTTCTTTCCATTTATTAGCGATTTCTGTATAGAGATTAGCCATATCTCTATCGTTTAATATCTTATCAAACATATTAATCAATCAAATAAACTAAGTTTTTCTTACCATCTAGTATTTCTTTGGCTTCTGCAACTAAAATTTCATGTTTTTTATTAATATCAATATTGCCTGTTTCTGCAATTAATATTGTATTATCATCTGTTAAGAGTATTTCTGCAGCAACAAGTTTAGTAGCGGCTTCGTGAATAGCCGATGGTATTCTTGAACTTCCTCTAATATATGTTATTCTAACAGAATGTTGAGTTAAATATGGATAATTAGTTCGGAAAAATAACTTTCCTTCATCTCGTATTGTCCAAAATTCTTCATTTCTTCCCCCTGTTTCATTATCAACAAAGGAAAAAGTTTGACTTGTTCCATCAATCGTTTCAACTAAACTGCAAATTGTTCCTGCATCAGATGGTAATTTAGAAGAAATATAAACCGATTTTCCATCTTCGGTAGGGCAAGCATAGAAAAAATCAGAGATATTTCCTGAACCTGTTGAAGCCGATGTTGTTTTTGCAGTTGTTTGTTGTGTAAAATCAGCAGTTTGGTTAGGGAATCTTTCGTTTATAGCAGCGCATATTTCTAATACTGTTGTTTTCTGCCCAAATTGGTCATAAAAACCATTAGCAGTGTTTTCTGTTAAAGTAAAAGAAACAGTAACAGGACTACCAATATCAAATCTTAAAGTATATGCTGCAGTTTGTGCAGTTGTAGGTGGTGTATAAGTACAAGATGCAGAAGCCATATCCACATATTTATCTCCTTGCCAGACCTCTAATCTTAAAATTTTCTTAACCTTTTCACTATTCATTTGAATAAAACCAACATAATCTTTATACGGAATAACAGGATATTGACTTTGAATAAAGGGGTCAAAATTATGAACTTCCTTTTCTATTATTTCTGGTCTATGTGATACCTTTAAACTGTCATCAATTTTTCCTTCTGTTCTTTTAATTATTTTACCTATTGCTGATAAATCAGGTGTTGTGGAGTTTGAAAACGCTCCACATTGTAACAAATCTGATACATCAGTATGGGTTGTATAATAACCTATTCCGTTAGAATAGTTTGCTGCGCTTCCAACTACATAATCACTTTTAGATAATTTCGCCACCTAAATCCCTCTCTAATTTGTTTGTTTGTCTCATGATATAATTCATAAAAGCATTTAATTCTCTTGAATAACCACCTGAAGGAAGACCTGCATCTATTATTGCTTGTTTTTTCCTCCTTAATGTTTCTTCATTTGACAGTTTTTCTCCTTCTTTTCTATTTATATCTGGAGCACCTTGTGTTGTTCGTAATTTTCCGAATCCTTCTCCTTTATCATCTGTTCTTGTATTTCTTCTATATTCAGGGTTTATTTCTCTCATAGTTTCTGCATCAAGTTTTTGTTCAGTTATATTAAACCCTTTTACCCTGACAACATTTTTATAAAGGTTTATAAATTCTTGTTCTCCTTCTTTTGTTACTTCTATATTTTTATCTAAATTAGTTAAAACAACTAAATCTATTTTTATCTGTGAATAACTCGGTATTAAAATTTTGTCAAATTCTTTTTTAAGTTTTCTATTGTATTTAAGAGCACCAAAATTTAATTTAATTTCATTAGGATTTTTTTTCCATGATTCATCTATAAATAAATTTCTGTCAGAATAAGTAGTTCCGGGCGGTGCACTTATTATTGATGTGTTTTCTATTTCTGCTTCTTTAATTGTTTCAGATTGTTTCTTTTTTGCTTTTTTACCTTGATAAAATAATTCTACTTCACTTAAATATTCTTGCGGGTCTTTATCTTTATTTACATTTGTTTTATGTTCAATTTCTAATTCTATTATATTTACCAAATTGTTTGGCATTTTAAATGAAGTAAATCTTTTACCGTTAATAAAATCATCATATTGTTTTTGAGTAATTAAGTCTAATTTTCTTATTTCTTCAAGCATTTTTATTTCCTTTTCAAAATCCCCTTCATCAATCGCTCTTGCTCTTGATTCTTCTGTATATTTTAAACCATCTTCATCTACATCAAAATCTTTATTTTGTAATATTTTATTAAATTCATATAATAAATTTATTCTTTTTAAATATGATTCATCTTTAAGTTTGCTATTCTCATCAAAAAAGAAGAAACTTTTAGATTGTTTTTGTATTCGGCTACCTCTTCTTTTAATTGGTGTCATAGCCTGTTCTTTAAATAATACTTCAAAAGCCTTTCCCATATTTATTGTTAAGGTCATTTCTCTTCCATGCATTTTTACTTTGGTTTTTCTACCTGCTAAAGAAATGCTATCAGAAATTGGTCTTTTAGGGTCTAAGCCATTATCAAAAATTATTGTGCCTTCAGGCAAACTACTGCTTTCGCTAGAAGAATAATCATCTACCATATGACCTGCATCAGCAAAAATTTGCATTACAGGTTTATATGGTATATTTCTTCTTATTGCTTCATTAATTTTAGAAACGGTTTTTCCTTTTATATTAAAATTTAAAACCCTTTCTCTAGAATCATACTCACTAAAATCAGATACTTTTACTTCTTTTCCTTCTTCGCTAGTATCTCTTATATTTGCAGACAAATATTTTTTATTACTTTTACCAACATAATCTGTTAAGTGTTGTAATAATGTTTTTAATGTTAAGTCTTTTAAATATTTTTTAACCGCAGTTAAATGTCTATTGTATTCTTCTTTATCAAAAGTAAAGTCTACATCATCCTCTGCTATTTGTTCAAGCAATCCTGAATCTAAATAATTTCCAAAATTTTCTTCAATTTTATTGTAATCTTCTGTACTAACAGGTGAAGCAATGTATTTTAGTGCTAATACAACTAATGGATGGTCTTTAGTAACAGGTAGATTCCCTTCATCAAGTTCTATTTCTATTCCAACTCCGTATGACCTTCTATTAAGAGTAAGGTTGGAAGGAATTACAATAGACATTTAACTCACTCATGCTAACCAAGCCGCCCATGCTGCACCCTTTTGGATTAAATTACTTAATCCTAAACCTGAGCCTGGTGGTGTATATGTTGGTTGACCTGTATTTGGGTCAATCCAATAAGGATTACCCATTGTATCATAACCGTTAGGTGCAATTGGATAACCTGATGGGTTGTTAAATGCTTGTTGTTGTTGCAGCATTACATTATTTGCTTGAACAATTGGATTACCACCACTTATCTGTGAAGGGTTTAATCCACCTGCATTTGGTTGACCTTGAGGCATTTGACCTTGAGGTATTTGAGGCATAGGGGCAGATGAAGCAGTTTGTGGGCTAAATCCTTGTGTTTCTAAATATTGTTGTTTAGCCATCTTTCTTTGCATGATTACTTCAGTATTTAAACAAGCAGCCAAAACATTTTGAATATCTAATTGAATATTTTCTTGTGTTATTGCCTCATATTCTCTTAAACAATCAGAATGTACTATTAGTTCTCCACTAGCACCTTGAGTAAATCTTAGTTTAGATAACATTTTACTAACTACTCTTTCTGTCATATCTTCCATCATCTTTTCAAAGGCAACTAAAAAATATTGACCATGATATTCAAAAAATTCTTCTACATGATTTGTTTGTAAAGTCAATAGATTATTAGTAGCCTTAAAATTAGCCGCAGTAGATGCGTCAATTTGTTGTACTATATCTTTATTACTTGTTCCCCAACCCATTTTCTTCTTCCTCCTTTATTTCTTGTATTACTTTTGTTCCGTTAGTCATTAAATCAAATACTCTATTGTTAATTGCATGACTTTCCATAGTTAATCTGAATAATTCATCTTCTGCCGTTTCAACAGCCATTTGTGGCGGTTTAATAGTCCATCCTGCCGCCGCTAAAGTTTCAATATCTGCTCTCCTTAATGAAGTTAGCGGGGCGGATTCTAACATTTTAGGCATCTTAGGTTTAGGAACATAAGCACTAAAGGAAAGGCCATGTTCTTCAGCCATTATTTGTTGCTCTAACATTTCGTATTGTTTGTAAATAGCACTATGTTTTTCACAATAAGTTCCTCTCATTGGATAACCTTTTCTAACTTTATGTAAAGGTATTGTTGGTCGTGAAGGGTCTGAAACTTCCCAAACTTTGTGAGTTCCACATACTACACATCTATCCTTTGCATTAAATTTATAGCCATATTTTATACCTAAAAATGATTTTCTTTCTGGCCAAAGAACTTTTAATAATTCTTTTATTTGTTTTTTAGGTTTGTTGCTTTTGTATTCGTATTTCATTATAGAGCCTGCCGCTCTAGCATACTTCATAGGTGGTAAAAATGAATTAGCAACGTTAGCATTTGTTGCACCTATCAAATTAGGGGGTGTATATTGCATACTCATTTTATTCCCCCTCTATTTTTTTAATATAAATCTCGTAGTATACTCCACCAGATTGATTTTCAAATTCTTTATATAACATTAATAGTCCTCTATCATTGTTGTGATTCCTCTATAAACCATTTCTGAATCAGATTTAGCACTTACTAAATATTTATGTGTAGGTATTCCTTTATCATTTAATTTTTGTAGTCCGTCTTCAAATGCTGCAAATATTGGATGTGAATTAATGTTTTCATATGTATACCTGTCTTTCCAAATGTCAAATTTATTTGCCCAAATTCCTACACCCTTTGGGTAATCTTTTCTATGTTTTTTATGTCTTTTATTTATCATATCCCAATGAGGAGAACAAATTGCATCTACTAAAAACTTCCAACATAATTGTTGTTCTATATCAATATGTTTATATAAATGTCTATCATCAATCATAAAAATAATATATTCTACTTTTCTTGTTTTCATATCTAATAGCCATTCACCCCAATAAAGACTTTCTCCTCCAACATCTGCTGTTCTTATTGTATGTGAATCTCCATCTATTTTTATTGTTTTTCTTAATGCTTTTTCTCTTCCAACAGTTCTATTTTTAATTTCTGGAACATCTCCTCTAGTTCTTAATTGATGGTGTAATGTTGTTTTACCTACTTGTGTCGCTCCATATACACCAAAAGGATGAGGATTTATTTGTTTCCATAGTTTTCCTGCTTTTTCTATGCATAAAATAACAAAGCCTGTCATTAATGACATTAAATCACCTTAAAAACTATAAACAAATTGCCAAAAACCCTCCCAAGCAGACCAAACAAAGTTTACATTAAACAATGCTAGAGTCTGACCTAATATAAAAGAAACTATTGTAGATACAGTTCCCCAAATTAAAAATCTGGCTCTTAAAAACCATACATCAGCAGAATGTGCTCTTTGCAAATCATACGCTAATGTTGATTCATCAAAACCCATTGTAAGTGCTTCTAACATATTTTTCACTCTATCTTAGGAAATTCAAAGAAAGATGAACTTTCAATTGTTGTTTCTTGTGTTGGTTGAGTTAAGAAAGCATTATTTTGAGGCAATGTTCCCCATTGTTGGCTATATTGTTGCAAACTTTGCCTAATCTTTTCTCTTTGTTGTTCATCCTTCTGTCTTTTTGTCCAATATGCAGATATTCTTCTATCTAACAAAGTCATTTCTATATAGTCATTCAATGCTAAATCAAATATTGCTTTCATCACTAATATTCCACCAATAGTCATCAATGAGAAGACTACTGCGTGTGAATAATGTGAAAAGGCCAATAAATGGCCAAATTCAGCGTAAAAAAATACATTTACGCCACAAATTGCTCCAACGAACAATATTGTCATTACTAATTTTGTGTCTTTATCTAAAGCAGGCATCATTTCACCTAATTATATTGAGCAGAAACTGAAACGTTTACTTTAGTTCCTGCCCCACTAACTAGAACATATAACCCATCATTTACAACTGAACCATGCATATCAAAATCTAAATTTTCTCTAACAGCACCCACATGAACTCTATGGATTAATTTACCATTAAATGCAGATGCACCAGCACCATCATAAAAATCAATAGTCATAGCAGTTGTTTGATTATTACTTACTTTAATAGATTGTATTTTTTGCCTTCCTGTAAACAATTGTTTAGCCTGTCTTCCTGCAACACTATTAATAGTTGCATCTGAACCAGCAGCAGAAAAAGCGTGTGTTTTAGTACATACACTACTAACCATAATTTCAGTTCCTCCTATATACCTCGATAAGCGTTGGGTATATCAACCTTCCCCAACAGTTATGTCTTTCTTTATTGTTTGAGGCGTAACAACCTTCTTTTTAACCGTTTTTGGTTTTACTGTAGGTTTTTTTGTTGCCTCTGTTTTTGTTTCTATTTTCTTTTTTGGAGTAAAAACAGGAGTTTTTGGTTTAGGATACATTTTTTCTAATACTTCATCTAAACTATTACAACCAAACTCCGTTGTTAATACCTTTTCTTGTCCTTTGCTACATTTTTTAAGTTCTTCTTTATCAGAATTTTCAAATGTTATCTTAAAATCGTCATCTCCTAGATAAGTTAAAGCGTGAATCGGATTAATGTCTATAGTTTCATTTCTTTTAATAGACATTCTTTTAATTAATGAGCGATTACGCTCATTGCCTGAATATGTTATTTTAGCCATTATAATCACCAAAATGGTTTGTGAGTCCTGCCCCTAATAAAAGGGGCAGAACCCACGTTATCTCTGATTAATCAGAGAATGCCGTAAACACGGACTCTTAGTGTTGTATCGGTAATGTTTCCGGTTGCTGCTGCGTTTGTTCCATCCATTGCTGTAAATAGCAGGGCAAAACTTGTTCCGCTTTCATAAGCACCCGTTGCAGAACACTCTACATCAACATCATAGGTTGCAGGAAGGCTGTTACCAGTTAATAATACTGCATTAATCCTGCTTAAGCCTAGTGAAGAAGCCGTTACGACTTCTCCACCGCTTGTTGCAGTAGTCACTACAATATAGGCATCAACGAAATACTCGTCACCATGCACTCTTGGAGTGGTCATGCCTTTATGGTCAGCCAACAATGTTACTGTATGTGCCATTCTTAATCACCTTCAACTACTTGTGATGTTGGTAATCTTACCTTGTCCTTTAAAGAACGAACATCCTGTTTCAGCAATTGTTCTATACATTGCTTGATTACCTAGTGTTCCAACACCAAATGGGTTTCCGTTGTCAATTCCATCCTCAAAGTATTGGGTTGGCTTTAGAACAGATAACCATAGATGGTCGGTATCTAGGATTAACATATCACTAAGTTTGTTTGAACCGTTTCCGGTCTTCGGCATATCCTTACAGGGAATCAAAGGAATATCATAATAAGTTGCTACTCTAAAACCTACTTCTGAACCCTTAACACCTCTAACTCCACCATGAGTAGGAATAATTTCCTTTCGGTCTAAGAACCTCTCTTGGCTTTGTAATAGGTCTCCTAAGTGTTGAATAGTATCATACCCAGTTAGAATAACCTTTGGGCTTCCACCATTTTCTCTTAGTTGCCTTAACATACTGTTTAAGATAGTTAGGGTCAATGGTCTAGCATCACCTGCACCATATGAATCACCATAATCTACCTGTGCATCCATGAAAGATGCGTTATATGCGTTTGATACTAATTGTCTGTCTGTATTACCGTATAGTGTAACAAACTGGTCAATTAGTCCACCTGTTGTTGATGCTGAATCATCAGTCATAGATGCATCAACCATTGCTTCTAACTCTTGTGAAGAAGAAACAATCTTCATTAAAGAAGTATAGTTTTTATCCATGTTTACTAATGTTCCACCATCAGAATTGTTTTCTGTCTGGTCATAGGCTTCAAGAGGCATAAGAAGCATCTTGTTTTGGGTTTCAGCATGATGCTTACCCATGTCTTCACGGATTAAAGCCCGTAAATCGCCTACACCATCATCAATCTTCGCCATTTCTAAAGCCAATTCAGAGAACTCAAACATATGAGCAACTGTTTTTGGGCTTGTATATAGCGTGGTGTAAGAAGGTGCTTGTGCTACTAAATCAGTTCCTAACTTAGCATTTTCTGCAACACCACCAATCTTATCGCTTCTAGGAGAAGAGCCTCCTTCTGCTGCTGTTGAAGAACCCGCTCCACCTAATGTTACTGAGAATTGACTACCAGAACCACCTGCTGGTCTATCAGTCATTACTCGCCATCCACTTGAAGTGTATGGTCTTTTAGCCAACATAGCCAAAGCGTTTACTTCTTGGTTTAGCATAGACCAAACCTTTTTTCCGTACACAAGGTTGTAAAGGCTTGTTAAGCCAGATGCCGCAGTAGTGCCTGTTCCTAAATTAGAACCAGCACTTGCACCATCATGGTGTCCATGCAAACCTGCAACAACACCAGCAGACTTAAGCAAAGCATTACCACCTAAACCGCCTTTACTACCGTAAGTGGCGGCTTCTAAATCTTTCATGGTTTTAATGTAATTATTTGCCATTTATTTCACTCCTCAAATTGAGACATAAAGTTATGAATATCACCCCAAGACATTGATTCTACATCAATACTTGGAATCTCAACAGTCTGAGATTTAATGATTTCATCATTCTTTCTTTCAAGGCTCTTTCTAAGGGTAGCAAACTCCTCTCTTAGTGTTTCAACCTCATTCTTAGCATCGTATTCTCTACGTGCTACATCTGCCTTTCTAACAGATGTTTCATTAGCAAAGCGTGTCTCAAACTGCTTCTTTAATGAATCGTATGCTAACTTTTCCAACTGTTCAGCCTTAAAAGCCTCATACGCCTTTTCTACATTCTCAGTAGAAAGGTCTAATGTACTAAAATCAGTATTAGACCACTCTTTGTATAATGGGCCAACCTGTGGTGCTTGAGGAAGTTTCTTTCCTTGAGACTCCTCACCCATTAAACCAGCCTCAACAAACCCTTCTGGACCTGTTCTGCCTTTCTTTTCGGAATCCATATCCATGTCCGATGAATCGGACATTTCTAGGTCTTCCTTATCACTGTAATCGCCCTTTTCCTCTTCATTATCGGACATTTCTAATTCTTCATCAGAATCCATATACTCTGCCTTTTCTGATTCATCGGGGCTATCCAATGTTTCTTCTTTCTTTAGAGCATTAACTTGTTTCATCAACTCGTTAATCTCATTTAACGTTGCATCCAATCTTTCTGTCATTGTTACACGCTCCTCCTTTAAAATATCAAACTTTGCTTCTGGGTTTATTCCTTTCTCACAAATAGTTACTTCATGGAGTTCTAATTTGTCAATTTCGTTATATTTACCTAATTCATCATTAGATTTTTTTCTTTTGCTTAAGGCTTGACCACCTATACTAAATGAACGTAATGTTCCTTTTCTAATTCCTCTTGAGATTTCTTTGGCTTTTTCTATATCGTCTCTTAATTTAATAACAACATAAAAACCTACATCATCTACTGCTGTTTTATGAACTAATCCATTTTTATCTCTATAAGATTCTATTACTTCTCCTACTTGAACATTAGAATGATTAGACATTACATTTCTAAATTTCTTTGATTCCATATATTTTTCTACTGCTTCTTCTAATGCAGCCAATGTTATTAAATCGTTTTGTTTATCTACAACTTCAATAGAAGCATATCCACCAATAATCAAATCATCTGACTTTAATATATTAAACTCGCCATTTGTATCTGACTTAACTAACAGGTCGCCCTGCATAATACTACTTTCTTCATTCACTATATCAACCCCACGCTATTACTCTATTTGCATGGTTAATTTTTTAAACCTATCTTGGTTTATATCCCATAAATCTTCATCTTCTTTCTTATCTAACATTTCTTGTTTATAACCTGTCCAAACAATCCATTTCTTTTGTTTATTAACAGGTACTACTCTAAAATGTAATCTAGTCTTAAATCTATTACCATCTAATTTATATTCATGGTAGCCATGTTTTTGAACACCTAGTTCAATTGAACCCTTATCTAATAATTCATCCATATCAGGGTTTTCAGATATTTCTGCTGGGAATTTCCCCGCTTTACCAAACAAATTAAATATGTCTTCTGAATCTTCAATATCAATTGTCCATCCCATTGTTTTATCTTTATAAGTGATGATTAAATTAATGTTTTTATCTTTACCCATATACATTTTATATTCTCCTATAGATTCTTTAGGAGTTTCTTTGGATATATGTAATTTATTATATGTAAATTTATTAGGCCCTATTGGAATAAACTCATCATAATCATTCATCCAATTTTTAAGTTTTCTAACATTGTTATTCCATAAAGAATTTGTTTCTTCTGGTTTTTGTTTTTTAATAAATTCAAATATTTCTTTTGTTTCTACCCCTTCTTCATTTGGGTCTTTATTAACTAAAAAGTTTTTAATCATACCCCTTGCTTCAGAAGATTTTGTTTTATTTATTTCATCTAATTGTTCTTCCCATGAATCCATATCGGCTAAAGCGTTCTTTTCCATCAAAGAATCTCCTTCAAAACCAAATACAGTAAAGCCGCTATAATCACCTTTCATAATAATTTCAGCACTTCCATGTATTCCATCTGTTATAGTATATTTAAGTAATGCTTCTTGAACATCATAGGCTAAAGATTTTTTACTATCTTTAGATAATAATTCTAATGTAATCAATTTTTCTGGTGCTTCTACTTCAGGGATTTCAATTACTTTAGCGGAAAATAAACTATACCCCTTTCCTTTTCTTTTAACTTCATCCACCTTTACTCTAACTATTGAACCCACATCAACGTTTTCTTTGGTGTTAAGTGCTTTACCAACAGGAAGATAAGATTTACCTTCTATTTCTGATGTTTCATGTTCTCTAGTTTCTTCACCAGTTAATGGCCCTATTCCTACTGAATAAGAATATAAGCCAGATTTAGTTGTTTTTTTATCTAAAACAATTACATCTAAATCAACAAATTTTTTCCATTTAATCCACTTAGGGTTCTTTTTATTACCAATATAATATGTTGATTCCATATCTTTAATAACGACTCCTTCTGACGTTCTAGATTTCATTATTTCTTTTGAATGTTTTTCTAATTCACTAATTGAATCTGCTATTTTAGAATTCTTTTTATTAGGGAATCCTAAATCATCAGATGAATGTTGGCTAAATTGATAAAATAATATGTTTATTCTTTCTTTTAATGGATAATCGTGAATGTCTTTATCTTCGTGATACATTACATCAAATACCCTTGCCTTTAATGTGGCCTCATTGTATTTGTTTTTAAATAAGTGTGCTATTGTGTCTGCTCTATGTAAAGGCTCATCTTTATCATATAATATTAATTCTGCATCTAATATTACATCACCAAAATGTTTTGCCTTTAGTTTATCAGCAATATCTTTACATTTTTCTGTTATATCTTTTTCATTATATGTGAAAATTTTTATTTTATCATTCATTTTATGAATTTGTATTCGTATTCCATCATATTTTTCTTGAACTAACCATTCTCCACTAAATCCCTTTAATTCTTTAATATCATTAATTTCAAAAATTCTATACATTGGTTTATTTGGAGTTATAAAAGATATTTCAGATTTTTCTTTCTTTTCTTCTTTTTTTAATTCTAATTGAATTAATTTATTCCAATTTTCTTCATCATTATTAACCATAAAAACCTTTTTTAATAATTCCATTGCTTGTTTAAATTTAGGTTTTATTCTTTTAGTGTCTTTATCATCGCCATAGTGTTCTATAATATACAATGGTATATCACTAACTGCTAAATCTAATCCTGCTACTCCATCTGTAATAGTATCAGGAGGTAAATCTTGTTCTATCCATGCTTCTTCTGGTATAGAAGCATTATGTGAACGCAAAGCATAATGTACAAATTTAGCATAAATATGAGGTTCTTTTATAAGATTTCTAATAACATCTTCTCCCATTTGTTTAGCAAAAGGGTCATTTAGTTCTTGGGAATTAAATCTCATTTCTTTAATTTGTTTAAATAATTCTCTTGCTTGAACAGAAGTAGCGTCTTCTACATTATCATCAAAAACTAACTTCTCATCCAAATATTTTTTCATTTCTGTTGAAAATTCATTAAGACCATCAAAATCTTCTCTTATTTTTTTAATTGATTTTTTCCAATTAGTACCATAAGTTTTAAAGTCTTCTTTTGCAGATAAGAAATTATATCTGGTATCTTCATAAAAGTCTAGCACTCGCTTTGCAAGCGAATCTTTCTTCTTATCAAAGACACCAGATATAGGCATATTTATCCCTCAATCTCATCTCTAATCTTAGTCTTTTCTTCATCACTGCCTTTAGCATCAGGAACTTTAGTGGCTTTAGGTTTACTTAATTTAACTTCTTCACCTGTATATTCTTCTTCATAGAAATCATCTTTATTACCAATAATTTCTACAGCCTTTTCTGTTGCTTTCTTTAGCAGTTCTGCTATCTTTTCTTCTCTTGTTACTTTTTCCGGCATCAATAACCACCTTCTATTTTGGAAACTAAATCGTTGATTTCGCTCCATTCCATTTTTGCTATCTTATCTACATCACCATCATTAGATGCAGAAATTATTGGAGTAGGAGTAGTTGCAACAACATATCCTGATTTCATCAGTAAATTATCATCATTGAACACTGCAGACTCCAATCTGTTTATTTTTTCAACCAATGCTTTTAGTAGCATTAGCATTTCTGTGCTTTCTTCACTCATCTTTTTCATCTCCTAAATCACCTTGACTTTTTGGATAAACCATTCCTCTTAGTTGTCTATACATCAATTCATAGTCTTTCCTCAATTCGGATGCTCTAGAAACTAAATTTAAATTCTTTTCTTCAAGACTTGCTAATTTTTTCATCATTTTTTTATCAGATTTATTAACATCTAAGTCTTGTAATTCTGTCAATAAATCTCCTAATTTAGTAAAATCTTGACCCATATATTCAGAAGGCTGTGCAGTTTGTAAAACCTTTTTTACCCTTTTCTTTTTCTTGGTCGGTGCTTTATCTAACATCGGGCTATTCGCCTTTAATATTTCATCTGTATACATTTTTTTCAAATCCTCTCTCATCTCTTGTAATATTTCTTCTCTAAATTTATCAAAGTTTGAACTGTTTTGTGTTATTGAATCATAAGTTTCTTGTACATTGTCAATGCTTCTTCTTATCTCTTCATCTATAAACGGATAAATAACATCAGGATTTTTTTCATTTCCTAAAGCAACTATTTTTTCTCCTGCTCTTATTAATTCTTCTATTGCTAATTTAGCCTTTAAAAGTTTTTCAAATTCCTTTTTTATAGATTCTCTACTAAGTTCTTCATAATCAACACTTCCTGTTTCTGCTAGGCTTCTCCATGCATTGATATGATTCTGTACGAAAACATCACTACCCCAGACTTCTTCTATTATTCGTTCTCCACCTTCATTTAACCCATCGGTTGCGCTATAAAAACTAGAAATAACATTATCCCAATCAGAAAGTTTTCTTCTTAATTTTCTTCTAAGTTTAGAAATATCTCTTTTAGAATTAGAAGTGTATTTATAATTATCAGATAATATTTGACTTACGCTACTATGGCCTCTTGCGTTTCCTGTTCTAAGTCTTTTTAATTCAGCCTCTAAAGAAGTTCTTTTGGGTGAAGAAAATCCTGATAGTGTTTCAATTAATTCAATTAACTTATCCAAAAGTTTTGGATTTGCTTGAAAACTTCTTGCAATACTTGGTTGTATAGTCTCTCTATTATTTTTAATATCATCTAATTGTATTAAGAATCCTAAAGAAATTAATCCTTCATCGTGCATTTGATTTCTTAAATCTTCACTGACCTCTTGGCCTTTT